GATTCTGCGGATAGCGGGCGCTAATAAAGTGGTGGCGGTGGGGTACGATCCTGCCAACGCGGGAGGCATATCGCAACAATTAGAAGCGGACGGGCTTAAGCTGTTTCGTGTTCCGCAGTCTTACGCGCAACTGAGTACGCCCACAAAACGATTCGAGGCGGCGGTAACTTCGCACGTTCTACGCCACGAAAAAAATCCCTTGTTTGCCTGGGCGCTTTCAAACGTAACTATTGAGCTTGATAGTAATCAAAATATACGGCCGTCCAAGCGTCGGAGCGGGGATAAAATCGATCCGATCGTGTCGGCGATAATTGCGCTAGGGGTTGCCCTTGATCATTCTTCCGTTATACCTTCTCCTTACTCGGATCGCGGTTTTTTAATGCTATGAGCTTTTGGACGCGCGCAATTTCTGCATTTACTAATCGGCCAATGGTCGATAATTCTCCTGTGGGTATGCCTACGGGCGGGGTTCAATCGTATATTTCTAGTTATTCTGATACGGGGCGCTATATTTCGCCTGAGGAGGCGCGCGCGGCCCCTACGGTTCACGCTTGCGTTAATCTGATTTCGCAGTCTATCGCGCGTATGGAATGGCGGATTTTGTCGAATGTTTCGGGCATTGACCAGGCGGTACGCGCTCATCCCTTGTATGCGTTATTGAATCGCGCGCCGGCTAGCTATATGGGGGCTATGACGTGGCGCCAGTCGATGCTCATTGACTGTCTGCTATACGGTAATGCCTATTCATTCATTGAACGGGACGCCAGCGGGCGAGTAATTGCGCTTCATAAATTACGGCCTGATTTAATGGAAGTCCAGCGGGTTAATAGGGAAGTGGTATACCGTTATAGCGGCTCTGCCGATGGTCAAATAACTTCACCGGCTTACGATATTTTTCATCTCATCGGATCATCTGCCGATGGTCTGCTAGGTGATTCGGCTATTAACTTATGCCGCCAAATAATCGGCGTCGAATTAGAATCCGAAGCGTATGTAGCGAATTTCTTTCGCAATGGTGCGCGGCCGGCGGGAGTCTTGGAAGTTACGGGCGTTTTGACGCCGGAGGCGTTTTCGCGGCTGAAAGATTCTTGGACTGCGACGCAAGGCGGATCGCGCAACGCGGGCCGCGTTGCAATTTTGGAAAGTGGATACAAATTTACGCCTATTTCGGTCGATCCCGATGACGCGCAACTAATCGAGCTACGCCGGTATTGCCGCGAGCAAATTAGCGCGGCTTTTGGTGTGCCGTCTCGAATGGTCGGCGATGCGTCGGGCGCGAGTTACGCCAGCGCTGAGCAATCGGATATTGAATTTACGAAACATACGCTAGGGGCTTGGGCGGCTCGGCTGGAGGAGGAAGTAGCGCTAAAGTTGATTCCTGCCGGCGAGCTGATTACGTCAAAAATATCATTTGACGAATTGGTACGCGGTGATTTATCGGGCCGTTTTTCTGCGTATTCAACGGCTCTAAATTTGGGCTTTATGTCTATCAATGAAGTACGCGCTAAGGAAGGCGCGGCGCCGGTAGCGGGCGGCGATGTTTGCCGTACGCCGATGAACTTTGCGCCTATTTCTGATCCTGCGCGCGATGGCGCGCCACAAGGCGCGGAGGCTGTCGCGCTTGGCGTCGGCCAGCTCCAGGCGATCACGATGCTAGTTAAGGATGTCACGGCGGGCGCCGTTTCGGTTGATTCCGCGGTGGCTATGCTTCTTGCGTCGTTTCCGTTGATGTTGGAGACTACGGCGCGCTTGATTTTTGCGGGCGCTGTGATTGCTCCGCCGGCGGCGAGTGCAAATATACGCGCGGCGGCTGTTGTTCCTGCTTTGGTACTTGTTCGCGGGTTGCCTGGGTCGGGCAAGTCAACCTATGCCGCAACGATTGCGAGTCCGGGCGCTTTAATTGAAGCGGACCAGTTTTTTTACAAGGATGGCGTATATAAATTCAATCGATACAAATTGCGCGCGGCTCACGCTGATTGCATAGCGCGTACGCGCGAGGCGCTTGAATCGGGCGAATTTGCTACGGTTGCCGTTGCGAATACGTTTACTACGCTTTCGGAGCTGTTGGTATATACAAAAATGGCCGAATCGTTGGGTATTTCTTGTCGCGTGGTCAATACGCGTTATAAATTCAAGTCAATTCATAGCGTGCCGGCTGATACCTTGGAAAAAATGGCGGCGCGCTGGGAGGCGTTGGAAGGTGAAACGTTTATACCTGAGGGAAAAAAATGAGTGAAAAAATGATTGAACGGCGCTCGTTTGGTGCGGAAGCTCTTGATATTGCGCCATCTGATACGGGGCTGTCTTTGGTTGGTTACGCGTCTACCTGGGAAGCGTACGATATGGGGAGTTTTGCCGAACGAATTGAGCCGGCGGCGTTTACTGTCGCGATTGAAGGCGCGGACGTAATGGCGCTTTTGAATCACGATTCATCTCTACCGTTGGCGCGGACTACGAACGGCTCTCTACGCTTGGCGGTGGATTCCGTCGGGTTGTGCTGTTATATCGACTGCGTAGAGACATCGTACTCTCGCGATATGGTCGGCTTGGTTAAGGCGGGCGTACTTTCGTCTATGTCTTTCGGCTTTCGCTGTTTAGCGGAGACGTTTGAAGCGCGCGCGGGGACTACGCCGCTACGAATAATTACTGAGCTAGAGATTATTGAAGTTTCCGTAGTTTCCTTTCCTGCGAATCCGGGAACGTCAATCGATACGCGAAGTCTTAAAATTTGGGAAAGTCAACAACGGAGCGACGGCCGCGCGTTTTACTTTTGCGCGCCATCTTGACCAGGGAACAAATATATGAATACTAGAAAACTAATGCGTCACGAAGACTACGACTATTTAGCGTTTAAGGCTCTCCAGCGCGGCGAGCTGACTCTAACGGAGTCGGAACGCGGTTTACTTTATGGCGTTTCAAATGAGCAAAGAGACCTCGGCTATCAGTCCGGCGCGGACGGGTTATTCCTTGCGCCTGAAACTGTTGATAGGGTCGCGCAATCCGTTCTGACTGAAGCGAACGTATTTCGCCGGCTGGGTCGAGTTATTAAAACGGTGGGACATACTGTAGCTACGCCGATGGCTGTTACAAAACCATCCGCCGCCGCGACTGAATATGATTTAACTACCGGCGAAGTCCCTTTTGTTGATGACACTCAACTTAAGTTTGGTCTAGTCAATCACGCAACGAACGCGACGCCGGCGTATTACTCGATCGGAATGGTAACGAATCGCGTAAGTATACGCGTTTCTCAAGAATTGCTAGAAGATTCTGCTAACGGTGGCGTGGATGTTGTCGAGCAAATTGCGCTAAGCGGAGCTATGGCGCTTGCTGAGCAAGAATTAAACGTATTTTTTAACGCGCTAGGAATTAACGGCACTACGCGATTAACTACCTCGATGGGTATTAAGGCTTGGAATACTGCCGATGCGGCCCGCCGAATAACTCTTGGGACTTCTGCGGTAACGGTCCCGAATCAAATTACGGCTATAACTGCGCTTGGCTCACAGTATTCGGAAAACGCTACGCTTCTAATTTCTCCGCGCTTGTTTTCTAATTTTTCGGGCATTTCTGCGAATACTATTCAACGCGAATTGACCTGGTTTGGAACCCCGACGATTTTTACCTCTCGGTTTTCAACTGCTTATACGGCGGCAACAATGCACGCTTTGTACGGCGATTTTCGATACTTTGTGGTTGCCGATCACGTAAGCGGCTTGATGATCAATCGCTACGATGAAATTGCGGCGGGTACGGGTCAAGTTGTTTTCACAATTTCAAAACGTTTTGGCGGTGGTATTACGAATGATTTAGCATTCCGCTCGATCGTTCTCTAAATTTTACAAAAGGACATTTAATGTATAAGCGAGCTGATAACGATACAAAAACAGGGGCGAAAGTAGCGGCGCAAGTGCCCTTTGCTACACCCTCAAAACTTACGGGCGATGAAGGCGGAATTGATGTTCCGGTGGATAGCAAAAACGCTATGACGTACGCGGGCATCATTGAACAAATGGGCGCTTTGTACGCGGCTATGCAGTCGATGGTAGAGCAAGCAAATAGCGATGGCGCAATGTCTCCAGCGGCGGAGAAGGAATTAGCGGGTATGCGTTCGCGTTACGATTCTTTGGTTTTGCTGAGAGATTCTAATATCTCAGTAATGGAACGCGGCGCAAAGTCTGCGAGTTTTTCAGTTCCTGCGATTCTTTCGAACATCTCGCGACCAGCTCCAACGCAAAACAAAGAAGCGCGATACGCGGACGCATTCGGCGCGTACTTGATGCGCTCGAATCGGTTAACTGACATTGAGCAAAGAGACCTAAGCGAAGGTACGGCCGCGGATGGCGGTTACTTGCCGTCTACGGATTTTTATAACCAGCTTCAAAAGAAGATGGAGCAACAAGCGGTAATTCGTAACGTTGCTACCGTTATGCCGCTCGGCGCGTTTAAGACACAAATAGCGATTGAAGCGACATTAGCGGCTGCTTCGTGGGGCGCTGAAGCTGCTACGATTACTCCAACGGCCGGCACGTTTGGGCAATTACTTCTCCAGCCTCGGCGCCTTGCCGTCATTGTGAAGGTGTCTCAAGAATTGATCGAAGACGCGCCAGGACGCGGTACGGGTTTCAGTATTGATACGATCCTTACGGACCAATTCGCTCGCGAAGTGGCACAACGTGAAGAGGAAGCATTTATTACCGGTACTGCGGCCGCGAATCAACCGGTAGGAATTATGACGTATACCACGTCGGGTATTTCTGACGGAAAAACAACTACTAGCGCTACGGCAATCACGGCGGATGAGATTCTCGACTGGGTTTACAGTCTGCCGCGCCAGTATCGAATGTCTCCAAATTGCGCCATTATTCTTTCTGATGCAACTCTTGGGAAGATTCGCAAGCTTGCGGTAGCGGCTGGGTCTGCGACATTGGGCTATCTATGGCAGCCTTCATTTGTGCAAGGCGAGCCGGACCGATTGGCGGGTATTCCTGTTTACGCTTCGCCGTTTATGCCGAATCAAGCGGCTACCGTGCGCTTTGGCGTGATTGGTGATTTTTCGCGGTATATCATTGGCCAGCGGTCGAGTATGGCGGTCCAAGTCTTGCGCGAAGCCTACGCGGCATCGGGTCAAATTGGATTCCGCGCAGTAGAGCGTATTGACGCCGGCGCAACGATCTATGACGCGTTCCGATATATCAAGGGCGCCGCCTCGTAATTTGTTGAACTAGTTGCGGCCGCCCCTGTAATGGGGGCGGCCGCTTTTGGTATAATCTATAATGATAACCATTATCGTTTTAGAGACTCTCGCGCTACCCTGGGTGGTTTTAATGCAAGGCCAAACGTACAAGATTGAGAATCCGCAAGCGCGCGCGCTTATTGAGGCGGGGCTAGTCCGTGAGGTTTTAGCGCCTGAAAATCCCGATTTGATTCCTAAGGTTTCGACCAAACGAAATAATAAGAAAAAAGGATCGGCACAATGTTATCACGATTAAATGGTGCGGGTTACCTTTCGGCGATCGAAATAAGTACGCCGGCAAGCGAGCCGGTTAGTCTCGCTGAATTTAAGGCCCACGCGCGAATTAGCGGGACCTCTGAGGATGCGGATTTAACGGTTAAACTTTTGGCGGCGCGTTTACGCGTGGAAGATTTAATATCGTCTCCGCTGATTACTCGCTCGTTTCGTCTGCGTTTGGATTCTTTCCCGGTGGCATCGAACGCTATTATTTTGCCGCATTATCCCGTATCCGCGGTTTCCCTGGTTGAGTATTTTTATAATGCGACTTGGAATACCCTAGCGAATACTGCCTATACGCTCGATTCTGATTCTTCGCCGTCGCGCGTAATGCTCGCATATTCCGCGACGTGGCCAAGTGTGGATACCGGCGCTGTGAATCTTTCGCCAGGGGTTCGGGTGACTTATGCGGCGGGCTGGGCGAATGCGGCCGCGGTTCCGTCTACTCTCAAAATGGCGGTACTTATGCTTGCCACCTATTGGTATGCAAATCGTGAGACTGCGGACGTGTTGAACCTTACGGAAGTTCCGCAAGCTTGCGATATGCTTTGCGCGAGCTATAAGCGTACGCGGTGGCTCATTTGAACTATGACGGCGCGAGGGTACGCGCGGGCGATTTGAGACAATCGCTTACCTTTTACGCGCCTACTTTAGTTGTTGATGCTTACGGCGCGCGGGAAGAATCTTTTAACATCGTAGCTACGGTTTTTGGCAATTTGTGGGCTGAGGCTTCGCCGCTCTCGGCTGAAAGTCTGAATGAGCAATCAAATAGCGCGGTAGTGCGGGCTACGGCGCAAGTTCGCGCGGTGAGTATTACGCCGGTGGTTGGCTGGGCTGTTATTGCCGATGGCAAATTTTGGAATATTAAAAGCGTTCGTGATCCTATTGGTATTCGCGATTCGTGGATATTAGAGCTTGTCTACCGTGAAGAGGCTCTATGAATTTTGATGAATCGGCAATACGCGCGGCGGTTGCTTCCGGCTTGGTCGAGAGACTTAGGGACATTGTGCCGGCGGCGATTGCGTCGGCGTCAACGCGTACGGCTGGTCAATACGTGGGGCAAACTGACGCTATCCGATACGACATAAGCGGCGATAATCGGCTAGCGGTTGTCTCGTTGAATTACGATCCCACCATTAACCCTATGCGGTCCGGTGCGCTGTCCGTGGGTGGTGGGTCGGCGTATTGGGTGGCTGAATACGGACGCGCTGGGCGGGCAGCTGCGCCAGTTCTACGCGTTGCGGCTGACATCATAAAAGGCAAACTAAGGGGCGGTCTATGACATTCGCTATTCGTTTTTACGATAAACTCATAAATGATTCTGCGGTGCATTCTTTGGTTGAAGCTCGGATATTTCCGATGATCCGCGCGCGGGGGGAAGTCTTGCCGGCGCTCGTTTATTCCGTTATCTCTGCTTCGCCGATAGCGACGCTGAATAATTCGGGATATGCCGATGATATTTTTTCTGTTTCGTGTGACGATTTGACTTACGGCGGCGCTCAAACTTTAGCGGATGCCGTCGCGCTTGCGCTTGATAATTTTAAGTATACGGCGGCGGCGCCTTATATTTATGCTTGCCGTCTTGACTCTCGCGCGGAGACTATTGATAATTCGGGAGAGCGCGCGGGCGCTACGTATCGCGTTACTTTAGATTTTTACGTAAACACAAAAGGATAAAAATATGCCTACTTTAGTTCAATCTCAAGGATGCGTTTTGAAAATGTCTGCGACGTCTTACGCGCTTGGCGTAACGGCTGTTGCCCCTTCGGTTGTCATTACTGCCGTTACTTCAATTTCTGCGCCTTCAAATGAGTCGATGGATATCGACGTTACAACGTTTGCCACTAGCGGTATTCGTGAATACATTAAAAGCGCTGTCCGTGAAGGTGGCGAAGTTACTGTAGGGCTTTTGTTTGACGTTGCCGCGACTACGGGCAACATTGCAATAATTACCGGCGCGCTGGGCGATGCTACAAACTTGGTACGCCAATTCTCGATCGATGACGGCGCGGCTACGCCGAACGTTATTATTCTTTTTCAAGGGTATATAAAGTCCTTCAAGGGTCCGAACCTTGAAAAGGACGGGGTAGCTACGGCTGAGCTTGTTATTAAACTGAGCGGCGGGACGATCAACCTTTCCTAATATGATTTCGCGCGCTGATATTCTCGCGGCGATTGATCGAACCATAGAACCTTTCGAGGTTCCTGAGTGGGGCGGTAGTATTTTTCTACGTAGTCTGACTGTCGGAGAGCGGTTTTCATTTCTCGATTTGATACGCCGCAACGATTGGGGAGATTCTGCGAAGGCTGATTTAGCGTCTATGCAAGCTCATTTGATTGCGCTTTGTGTTTGCGACGCCGGCGGCGTTGCGCTTTTTACTTTGGAGGATGTCCAGGCGCTTAAAAATAAGGATTGCCTAGTAATTGATCGCGTCTTTGCTCGCGCGCAAATTGTCGCGGGTCTAGTGGTTGCCGATCCTGAAACGACGAAAAAAAACTAGGCGATATGGCATACCGTTTCCGCTATGTGCTTGCGCTGGCGCTCGGAAAGTCTCTGAAAGAGATAGATAGCCTCGATTCTCAAGAATTTAGCGACTGGCTAGGGTTTTATCAATTTTCGCCGTTTGGAGATTTTAGGGACGATATGCGCGGGGCGCTTCTTTGCTCTGTCGTTTCTAATCTGATGGGCGGTAAAACGAAGCCTAGCGAATATATGCCGGATTGGTTTGGCGATCGTCCGCCGGTCCAGTTGGCTACGGCGGATTCTTTGCGGGCAATGGCGCGCATTGCGAATGCGAATATGAGGGGTGCATAGTGGCCGCGCCGATTGTCATCCAAGCTCAATTAGATATGGGGCGTATGCGCGCTGATGTCGCAACGGTTGCAGATTCCGTCGGCGCAATGTCACCAAACAAAATATATAAAGAGATGTCGCGCGCGGCTGATGTGTTTGTGAGCAAAATTCAAAAGGCGAAAATTGGCGGCGGTGGAAGTTTCGCATCTTCTCTATTGTCGGGAACGTCTAAGTATTTGACGAAAATAGGTGAGGCCAAATTAGCCTGGCAAGCTGTCTACGATGCACAAATTAAAGGCGGGGCAAGCGTTGCCGATGCAACGAACAACGCAAACCAAATGCAAGCGCGCGCGGTTGCTGAGATGGCGGGAGCGTTTACAAAATTACAAGCGGCCGCTAGCGTTCTTGCCGGTCGGCTCGGCGGTGGCGCTGGTGTTGCGGGCGCGCTTGGTGTTGCCGCGGCGGGTGCGGGCGCATTGTATTTAGGATTTAAGGGTGTTACGGCGATAGCGGGCGGCATTGGTGGAATTGTCGGCGGTATCGGTAGCGCGTTTTCTTCTATCACGGGTATTTTGTCTAGCGTCGGCTCGGCGCTTTCGTCGGCGTTTTCATTCGTTTGGGACATCGGCGCTAATATTATTTCTTCGATTGGCGGCGCGCTTTCTTACGTCGGCGGGTTGATTGGTGATACGTTTTCTAGCGCGTTTGGCTATGTGCGCGATATCGTCGGCGGCGTTTTCTCTTGGATGAAAAATACGGTTTTCTCGGCGGTCGGCGCTTGGCTGGGTACGGTTTCTCTCGGCGTCGGAGTGCTTGCGATTGCCGGCGCGCGTTTGGGCAAGTCTGCCGGACAATCAACAAAAGCGGCTGATGATCCTACGAAGGATTTTGGATTTCTTCAAAATGTAATTGAGAAAAGCGGGGACGCTATCGGGCGCTTTATTGACAAGGTACAAATGCTTGTCGGCGGTTGGTTTGCCGGCGCTGGGGATTTGGTCGGGGTTGCCGCGGGCTATTTATCGTCTGCGATTGATTGGGTTATTCCAAAACTTCAAAGCGTAATAGTTACGGTTCTAACGGGCGTTCTGAAAGTTATTAGTATTGCCGATTCTATTGCCGGCGCTGTTTACGCTTTATTTAGCGGAGACTTCGCCGCGGCGGGTGCGATGGTAATCAATGCCGCGGTAAAAGTTGTTGAGGCGATCCAAGGCATTATCACAATGCTTGCGCCTCAAATAAATTGGATTGTTTCAAAAATTGCAATGCTTGCCGGCGGTGTGCTGTCGCTGGTGGCTAAGGGCTTCGCATACATTGAAAGTCCATTAAAAACGGTAGTCGGTTTTATTATGACGGTTGGCGCCAAAATTTTTGACGTCATTCTTGATATTGCCGCGACGGCTATGGAATACTTCGGGGAGAGCGGTTCATCCAAAGCGTTGAACGGCGCGCGGTCGGCTCAAATGCAAATGAGCTTAGAAGGCGGCAAAATGTCGCGGAGCGCTGGTAGCGGCTCTTGGTCTGCGGCGCTTGAAAGTGCGGCTAAAAGTCTCGGCGATTCGGGGGCGGCTGGCATTGATGCGGCGGGCGCGATGAATGGCGTATTAGGTGATTTGAATACTTGGTTGAAAGGCGTTTCGACAAATTTAGATTCGGGTGCTGAAAGTAAATTCGGCGGGCTATTGAATCCTGCAAAAGAGGCTATTGAAAAATTGATAAAGACTCTTGGCGGCGGGGCGATACTTGGCGCCGATGCGCCAGCGGCGGACGCTGAAAAGCAAAAGGGCGCTAGCGCGGTTGATTCGATTGATTCGGTTGTTGGGTCTATTAAAGTCGGCGCGGATATTGCGGCTGATTTGCAAAAGAAAACGGTAACGGAGCAAAAGAAAACGAACGTTTTACTTAGTCAAATTTCCAATAAGTCGGGAGCGTTGACATAATGGCCTACGTTGTTAAAGAGGTGATAGAAGCGCATAAACTCGGCATTCATCGCGACGGCGGGCTGTCGGGTACGCGCGAATTTATTTTGATTTCTGATACCGCGGTGACGCTTGCGGAGGTTGGAACTACGATTATTTCGGGCTTGCCAAAGCTGGGCGATTTGTTTCCGATTGGAACTGCGACGGTTCTCTATCCGCCGGCGTGCGATGGGATCGATTTTGCTTTTGTCGACGCGGGTAACTCTACTACGGCGTTTGGTTTGGTTATTCGCGTGACGTGTGAATATCACGAAAAAACGGCGGCGCCGGCTGATGATGGCGGGCGGCCTGATGAGCCTGGATATATTGCGACGTCTACGGATTTTACGGTGGCTATTGTTGATATGTACCGTTTACTTGATCCGCCGGCGGGAACGGTTGCGCTTTTGAATCCGCCTGAAACGGACATAGGCGGAACGGCGAAAGATTCTAACGGTAAGCCGAAAAGCCAAATTTTAGGCGTTCAAACTTTTTCAATTACGAATGTAATTCAAGGGCGGCCGAATTATCAATTATATCGCAATATGACGGGGCAACGTAATAGCGCGGTATTCCAAAGTGGCGCTATCGGCTATTGGGCTTTTCTTGGCGCGAAGTGTCAACGCGTCGGCGTCTCTACGTATTCGGTTACTTGGGATTTTGCGTACGATCCCTGGGGACATTGCCGTCAGGTTCCTAAGGTGAATCCAGCAACGGAGGAAGTTCAAACTATCGCGGTGTCGGGCGTCTCGCGCGCTGAGTTGGTTTACTGGGTCCAGCCGATACCGTACTTGGCGGACTTTTCTACTTTGGGGATTGTGGGGCTCTAATGCCATATACGCCGGAATATGGACAAATTACGAAAGGCTTGGGCAAGCTTACGCCGGAGGTAATGGCGCGAATAAGTCAAGCTACGGAGATAACACTATCGGCGATACCGGTAACAGATTCGAAGGGCGCGGCGCTTGGTCGCGACAATCCAAAGTGGATGAAAGTTACCGAAAGTAATTGGATTAAAAAAATTGGAACGGCTGAGGCGGTTTGGATTTATTCTCTAATTCCTTGCGCGTTTTCTGTTTCTACTGTTGGGCTTGTCGCACCTAGTGCGGTATCGATTGTGGATGGTTCCGCCGGTGCGGATATCGACGCGTTTAACCTTGCGGAGTGGGGGACCGATGCGGTTACTATTTCGCCGGGCGTGCTTTGGTCTGAGTTGCCGGCGGGCTTTGAAGTGCGGCCGATTTCGGTAGGTACGGTTGTTTTGTGTATTCCGGTGCGCGTCGTTATTGGTGCAATTCCCGTAGTTTCGGGCGCGTCGTTTATTTCTGCCTGGGGCTTTTCAATGGTCAACGCTATGGGCGGAACGTGTGCGGGCGGTACGTCATTGGTTGGCGGCGTTGATGGGGGGTCTTACTAATGGCAATTCAACAGAAGCGAAGTTCGACGCCGGGCGCGGTGCCTACGGCTTTCGATTTGGTCTTGGGGGAAATTGCTGTTAATACGGCGGATGGCCTTGCGTATATGAAAAAAGCGGACGGCTCTATAGTTGGCCTTGGCGGATCTGTTGGTCCAGCGGGCGCAACAGGCGCCACCGGTGCGCAAGGTATCCAAGGTTTGACGGGCGCAACAGGCGCAACAGGTGCGGCGAGTACCGTAGCTGGTCCGGCTGGCGCAACGGGTCCGACAGGTCCAACAGGTCCGACGGGTTTGACCGGTCCTACAGGACTAACGGGTCCAACAGGTTTGACGGGAGCGACGGGGACGGCGGGAACAAATGGGACGAATGGCGCGCAAGGTATACAGGGCGATGCGGGATTAACAGGCGCAACGGGTCCAGCCGGCGCGCAAGGTATCCAAGGCATAACAGGCGCAACAGGTTCAATAGGTCCAACTGGTCTGACAGGTGCATCGGGTCCAACGGGCGCAACAGGTGCGGCGGGAACGAATGGGACGAATGGCGCGCAAGGCATCCAAGGTATACAGGGTATCCAAGGCGCAACGGGCGCAACAGGTGCGGCGGGAACTACGCTTGCATCGGGTCTAACCGGCGCAACGCTTGCGGCGAATGTGACGGCCTCTAGCCTTACTTCAGTCGGAACGCTTGCATCATTGACCGTTACAAATGCGATTATTGGAAGCGTTACAGGCAACTCAGCAACCGCTACTAATATCGCCTATTCAGGATTGACAGGCACAGTTCCTACGTGGAATCAAAGCACAACAGGCAATGCAGCAACAGCTACTAGTCTTACTTCTACGCTTGCTTTGAGTGCTGGCGGAACAGGTCAAACTACTGCTATTCTTGCTCTCAATGCTTTGCTCCCTAGTCAAGCATCGCAAGGCGCAAAAGTGCTAGGCACGGATGGAACAAATGCGACCTGGGTGGCTTCGGGCGGTGGATCGGTTAACGGCGTAACTCCAGCAATACAAATAATTGTGCCGTCTTCAAACAAGGGACTTCCAAGCCAAACTGCGGCATCAAATGTTTTCAATACTCCTTACGACGAAATAAGTTTGAGCGCATCAACTACTTATATGTTTGACGGTCAGTACCTATTACAGCACGGGACCGTAAGCCATTATGTTAAAATGAACTTTTCCGTATCTGCGGGCACTTTTACTAGCCTAACCTGGTCCGCGGTTGGCGGGCGGCCAACATCTTTATCCCTTGGCGCGCAACCTGCATACTCTGCATATTTTACGAATTTTAACGGCGGACAAGTTACTGTAACTTCTGTTTCTGCAAATTCTGTAATTCGGTTTCAGGGGGTTATGAGAGTTAATCAAGCGGTATTGATGAATCCACAGATTTCATTTTCTGCTGCACCAACAAGCGCTTGTAATTGTATTGTTGGATCATATTTGAGATTTTATCCTATTGGTTCAAACACAATGAACAGTATAGGAACTGGAATTACTTAAACTATTGCGCTGCTCTTAAAATGGAATACAATAAAAAAATGGATAAGCCAGCCGCCGCGGTCTTACTGCAAACGTTGAACCTTTGCGTATTAACTATTGGCGTGGCTACCGTTTTTGTGGGCGTTGGGCGGCGCGATTCGGATTTAACTACGGCGCTCGCGCAAACGCAAGAACTAAAAGAGATAACGGGGGACCTTGCGCGTATTTGCGGCGGGTTATCCGTGTCCGATGCAAGCGTAGAAAGCCAATTAAGGGCTATTGAACGGCGATTAGATATACTCGAAAGGCGGTAAATAATGGATTTTTCAAAAATCAGTTGGAAGACTTCGGCGCTCGGTTTGAGTGCTGTTCTTGTTGCTGGCGGCGCTTATTTGAGGGCGGCTTACGATAACGATCCTGCAACGATTCCCGATACGGCGGCTTTGGTGGCGGCCGTCTTGGCGGGCATCGGCTTATGGTTTGCTCGCGACAATACGAAAAGCTCTAAGGCTGTCGGCGTCAAATAATGTATGCAATTTTTCGCGCGCTATTTGATGCCATTTGGGGCGCCTTGCGTGGGGAGATTTCCGCTAGCAAGTCGGCGCGCGATGCTGTCGAAGATAAAACTACGTTACGGCGCGCGGGTACTAAGATTCGCGATTATATCCGCCTTCGCCGCAAGTCCGGCGGCGTGTAGTCGCGCGGTATTTATTACGGATTCTGCGCCGGCGCGCGTGGGTCCTGATTGCCGCGGCCGTGTTTACACTCTCGACGATAGCGGCGCGTGGATTCTCTCGGATAATTTGGTGGCAATTCCTGAGGGCTACTATTTTGTTTCGCCAGTATGGGTCGAGGATGAGAAAAAATGAGTCTTATAGCCTCTTGTTGTTGCGCGAGCTGTGGACCGAATACGGCGCTATTAATTTCACAAATGGCGGGGCGGCCAGGTACTCAATATAATTTCCCGGCGCCTTTTCTTATGTCGATTCGCGCGCCGATTGTGCCAAGTTCGGATATCTGCATAAAGTCTAATTCTTGCGATACCGGCGCGGTATTTCCTACGTGCGGATATTGCCAGCTTCCGCTAGTTACTTGTCCAACAAATGCTGCTTATATGTCTTGCCAGGCGTGCGGCTATGGTCCGATTTATACGCTCGGCTCTGAGGTTTCGCAGTTGGGCGCCTATTTATGGAATGGCGGAACGTTTACAGATTTGAAGGGTTATTCAACGAACGTCTGCCGGCATACTCTAACGCCACAAAATATAGATACGGATCCTTGTTGGCAAGGCTCGGTAGCGGGCGGCTGTTCTACGATTACCTTTGTAAATTTGTTTCAACGGAATACGATAGGGGATATATCGTGGAATAATTCGCGCGCGGTTGCGAATTTGGGTACGGGTTCTACTTCGCCGGACGTCTTCACCTGGGACAAATGGTACTCCGCTCCCCAATACGTTCCACAAGATTCTTGCGCGTATATTTATGATGCCACCGGCGTGACGTTTCGCAATCCGCCAGGCTCAACAATGGGCTACAAAACCTCGACGATTGCAACATATCCCGGTGTGGTTGGAACGTGTACTACTTTTTCGGTTGTCGTTATCCAGCATCTCGGATTTGATTACAAAATACCTACGTATTCCTGCGATATGCCTAGCGGGAATTGTTTGGGCGCGTGCGTGAGTCCCTGTATCGTTATGTATTTGCGCGTGAAGATTTCGGGCCGTGTGAATCGGTCTATAGGTAGCGGATTTGTGGCGGCGTCTTATGGCGGCGCTTCTTCCAACGCGGTAACGGGCTACGGTTGTAATTGTGTTCCGCCGGGCGCTTCGGGCTGTTCTACTTCCCCTGGTCAATTTGTTCTACCGTTTGGCAGTAAGAAAAATACGGGTTGCGCTATTGTCGATTCAAGCAATGCGGGGGACGTGCGGACCGATGCGTATTACCGTTCGTATTGGAACGGCGCCGATACGCTTAAAGAGTGGCTAGAGCGGCCTTTTTCCCTTTATCGCATTTCGTCGGCTATGTCCGATGTTGCGTGCGGCGGTACGGCTGATACGCCGAATGAACGTAGCTATACGTTCGCAAGTCAATTTACTACGGGGGACTGCGCGAATCCTCTTGGTACAAACTTGGCTAGCTATTGCGCTCCAAACGGCGCCGGCGGTTGTATTACTCATCCTATGGAACCTTTGATAACGAACGCGGGCGGCTGTTGCGCGCCGGGTTCCGCTACTTGCGATACTGCCAACGCGCGTACGTGGGTTTGCGATGCGCCAGCGTGTACGGGTCATTACGCTCCTAGTAATTGCGTGGGGTGTGATTCTTTGGCGGGCGCGTCGGGTTTGTGCCTAGTCTGCGCTACGTCTTGCGTTGCCTATCAAGCCTGTAAAACAATGGCGGGAGATCAATCGTTTACGCAAGCGGACATAGATACGATGCCGTGCGATTGGGAAAATATACCTTTGCAAATTACGCCAGTTTACAATCCGCTTTTGCCGGACGTAACTTTAGTTCGTTCTTTGGATGTTTGCGGCGCGGTGGTTGCGGGTACGGGTACGCGCGCGGGTGGAACGCTGATTACTATTACGGGCGATCATTTGCTATATGCGACTGGGGTTACGGTGGACAATATCCCTTGTACTTCGGTCGAATGGATCAACACGAATAAAGTAACGGCGATAACGCCAGCAAGCGCGACTACCGGCGCTAAGTTCGTCCGCGTCATTACGCCGGGCGGTACTTCCGTTCCTAGCGCTGGCGATGTGTTCACCTATACGGCGAATGCGGCTCCGGCTACTTGCGCCTTTACGCCGGCGGGTGGATCGACCGCGGGCGGTACGTTCTTGACGTTGACGGGTCATAATTATACGGGCGCTACGGCGGTAACTATTGGCGGGATTGCTTGTACGGCGGTAACGGTTTTACATTCGGGCGCGATTACTTGTATTTCGCCGGCGGCATCTCCGCCGGGATATGTCGGCGGGCGGGTTCTTGCTGTTACTACGCCTTTTGGAAGTGCAACGGCGTTTAATCAATGGGTTTATAGTTAACATTATGAATGAAGCTGATTTAACGGGACTTCCGCCGGGCGCGCGCCTTGTTGAAACGACGATTATTCCTACGGTGGCCGCGGGGGAGATTCAAGCGCCATCGGTAAGCCTCATAAATAAAATAAAGTCGTTCACTTTGGCTATGGCGTCGAAGGCGCTCCAACCGGCGGCGAGCCGGGCGCAACGTCGCGCGCGTCTTGCTACTTGCGCTGGGTGTCGGGCGTTTAAGCCTACGGCGGATCATCGGATCGGCTTTTGTGGCGCGTGCGGCTGTGGCGAGTCGAATCTCGCTACTTTGGCTGTGAAATCGCGTATCTTGCGCTCATCGTGTCCGCGCCATTTGTGGGACGCGGCTATATCTCTGCCGATTCTTCCGCCATCTCCGCCGGACGCTTAATACGCGTCCTCTGTAAGTATTCCCTCGTCGAGCATATCGGATAGAATTTTATACCGTTTCTGTATAAGTTCGTTTGCCTCGCGCTGGAATCCTGCCGAAAGTCGCGCGAATTTTACTAAGGGTTCGTCCGCCGCGGCAAGCAACATAAAAGCGCGCAAGCATTCGCCGGCGCGAACGGTGTCTATAAAATTATTCTCATCTTTGGATAGTTTCACTATCTCGGTGGCGCTCATTTTAGAATACTTGCTATTCTTCACAATGTGATTATACGCGCTCACGAACGGGAACTACTTGAACGCGAGACAAAAAAACTATTACTACGCGCTCAAATAGAGCGCGATTTGAGCGAAGCGCGCGCGCGGCGATATCTTGAAACGTGTTGCGCGCTCGATGAACGCATAACGGCGATGCTTGGCCATATCGGGCGCGATATCAACGAACGAACCGCGAAAGCCATTCATTACCGATTTTTGGCGGATTTGGTCAAAATGAAACGCATACTTTGTGCTACGGCTGAGCAAGCGCCAGGGAATACGGCCGATGAATAATACGGCGAACCTATTATTTTTTATTAGCGGCGTGCCAGCTCCTCAGCCTCGGCCGCGGCTTGGTCGGGGTCGCGTGTTCAATCCGCCTAGTGCGAATACTTGGCGCGCGGCGGTCGCGTTGGCCGCAATCCAAACGGGGCGCGAGTTTACCGGCTGGGTCTCGGTTTCGATCGTGTTTCGTTTCGTTCGTCCGCCTTCGCATTTCTTGCGTGGAGACTTACGCCATAATTCGCCGGCGTTCCCTGGTAAGTCGGCGGGCGATATCGACAACCTGATAAAATCAACACTTGACGCGGCGATAGGATCGCTTTGGGTGGATGATTCCCAAATAGTGGATATCCGCGCGTCGCGCGTTTACGCTGAGACTGCCGGCGCTACGGTTTCTGTTTCGGTGCTTTGATTATGCCTAAGCGCTTGCCAGTCTTGGGGGCGAAAAAATCACGGGGCGCGCGCGGCTCGGCGTGGGATGATATTTCCAAAGTGACTAGAGAGCGGGCGCCGCTTTGCGCGCTATGTCTCGCGGGCGGTACTCCTACGCCGGCGGTCTGTGTCGATCACATAATCCCGATCACGTCCGGCGGTACGAATGACGCCGCGAACCTACAAGCGCTTTGTGCTGGATGCCATTCAAGGAAAACAAGGGTCGAGAATGTCGAGCGGAGAGGGCGCTACAAGCGTTCCATAACGGTAGAGCTGGTGGCGCCGATGGCGCGGGGGACTGCCGCAAGCGCAAGCCTCAACGCTATGGCTGGGCTTGTAACGTTCGACGAGTCGCGCGTTATGTTGGACATATGCGAGCTGGGATACTGGCCCGCGCGCGTTGTCGTTGCGAGTATGCGAGAGGCGCTTTATGTGACCTTTGCCGCCGGCGCTATTGACGCTGATTTACGGATCATAACCTCGGATATTTGGTGGTCGAGATCGCTACCGGGCGAAATACGAAAACATCGTTTTTCTTCAAATATTGACGCTGCCCTTTTGCTAGGCCCTTTGCTAGGCGTTTGCTTGGCTCCTCGCGTGCGCGATGGGTGGTTATCGGACTGGAGAAGTGACGTTACAAGGCACTACGCGAACGGCGATATAGCGCAACCATAGCGGTTTATAGTCTTATAACTTATTTTTGCTAGGGTGTTTGCTACCCTGTTTGCTAGGGTGTTTGCTAGGGGTTTTGCTACCCTGTTTGCTACCCCCAATCAGAATCAGAATCAGAATCAAAATCAAAAACAAAAAATAAAAAAAAACATCGTTTAGCGTGATTTGTAAGAGTATCGCGCGTTCGCGATTGATTGCGCGCGCCTGTAGGCGCTTGGGTTGAATTTTTTTAATTTCTATCTATGTATCTATCGGAATTTTTCGGACGCGTTAGAAGGCATCCTAGCGCGCGCGTTAGGGTCTTGGGTTTGTGAGCAAGTAAGTACCCTGGGGTGCCGTGGCGGGGGTCGAAATTTCGCCGTAAAGGGGGCGGGG